TATTTCTATTGGATCACTGAGTCTTTATGGGGATTCTTTAAATAGAAAAATTTCAGTTTATGGTTATTATGGTGACTCTGGAGAATTTGCAACTTCTGGATCAATTGCAATTTCTCAACAAACAAGTTTAACCAGAGAAAAATTAAGCAAGTCTTATTCTGGTTCTGGTGAAATATTATCTACATCAGTAAGTGATCTTAAGAAATCTTATGCGTATGGTGGTAATGGAAATATTTCTATATCCGGAACAACTTCAGAATCTACTTCGATAAATTCTCCAAATAATGTACAGTTATTTACTTTCTCTAATTCTTCTCAGAATAGTTTTAGTAAACCGATTATAACAGATACACCAATTTATAGTATTTCCGGATATTCTTCATCCAAAGTTGTATATTCAAATATTAGTAGTGTCCAAATTTCAATAAATGGATCATCCACAAATAATCAATTTATACTATCACCCACAACTTCTACCGCTTTATTCAGATTTACAAGATATGATGTAGATAATACATATGATACTTGCGATAGTGAAGACATTAAATGCGACAATCAAGATTCGGCTACATCTAAAGTCAGTTTTAGTCCTTCACAAGGATTTGGATTATTTGCATTTGATGGCGCATCTAACACTCAAATTAACTCAACATATTCTTATAACGCATTAAGTACATATCAATTATCTGGATCTTATAGTGGATTTAAATTTAGTTACTCCGATATCGGAAGTGGATCACTATATGCTTTATCATCTTATAATGCAGTTGATACTAAAAATTATACTGGACAGATTGCTACATTAAATATTCTAGGTTCATCACAATCATCTGTTACAAGATCATCACCTTCTTCTGGTCATTTATATACTATATTTGGTAATAGTCTTGCAAAAATAGAATCTGAATACTTCATTGATTCGAGTGGATTAATTAATTTTGGAGGTTTTGGATCCACCAGAAAACTATCAGTCTATTCCAAGGTTGGTTTAGTAGATTTTAATTTATATGGAGAATTGAATTATCCCGATGTCAGATTTGTACCATCTACTGTAACTGGGGGGTCTATTAATATTTCTGGATACTCTGAAGAATCAATTACTAAATTATATGTTAATACTTTTAATACGTTATTTAATATTTGTTTTGGATTTGAATCATTCTCAAAATCTTCCTATGTTGGAATTGGATCGATATATGTTCAAGAAATAAATGCTCTCACTATCAATAATCCATATCAGATACCAAGAACATATGTTTCTATTATTTAATTAATAAATACCTCTATAAGACTAGGGGTATTTTTTATGGCGCAGCCATCTAGTAGAGTGGAGTTGAAAGAATACTGTCTGAAACAATTAGGCAAACCAGTTCTAGAGATAAACGTAGATGACGATCAAATTGATAATCTAATTGATGACGCAATTCAGTATTATCATGAACGTCATTACGATGGAATTGATAGGGTATTCTTAAAACATAAACTCACTCCTGCAACTAAAGGAACTCTTTCTCAATCTGGTCCTGTAGGGACTTCAACAACATCTGGTGCGATTGTTGGAGCTGGACTCACTTCACTCACTTATGTTGAAGGAGTAAACTATTTACCTCTTCCAGATTCGATCATCGGCGTTAATAATATTCTTAAAATAAATTCGAGTACGGTTTCAGACGGTTTATTTAATATTAAATATCAACTATTCTTAAATGATGTTTACTATTATGGTGCATTAGACCTTCTCAACTATGCAATGGTCAAGAGATATTTGGAAGATCTAGATTTCCTTTTGAATCCACATGCACAAATTCGTTTCAACAAGTTAAATCATAAACTTTATCTCGATATTGATTGGTCTGAGGTGGGTGAAAATGAATATGTAATTATTGATTGTTATAGAATTGTTGACCCATCAGATGCACCAAAACTATACAATGACTGGTGGTTGAAAAAATATCTTACGGCTCTTATAAAGAAACAGTGGGGTCAAAATATGATTAAGTTTAATGGAGTTCTTCTCCCTGGAGGGGTTCAATTAAACGGTAGGCAAATTTATGATGATGGGGTTACTGAGATAGAGAAATTAGAACAACAACTTAAGAATGAATACGAATTACCACCACTAGATCTTATAGGTTGATATGTCACCACTCAATTCTTATTTTTTACAAGGATCTCCGAGTGAGCAGAGACTTATTCAAGATCTAATTAACGAACAACTTAAAATGTACGGACAAGATGTTCTGTACATGCCTAGAAGAATTATAGGCGAAAATACAGTAATTAAAGAAGTAACTGCTTCAAAATTTGATGATAGTTTTAGAATAGAAGCATACTTAATGAATTTTGATGGGTTTAGTGGTAATGGGGATCTTCTTACCAAGTTTGGTGTAAGGAGTAATGACGAGATCAATCTTGTGATTTCTAAAGAGAGGTATGATGATTTTATCTCACCACTACTAAAATTATGGCCTGAAGATGAAAGAAAAGTTGCATATAGACCACAAGAAGGAGATTTGATTTGGTTTCCTCTTGATGAATCTCTGTTTGAAATTAAGTATGTTGAAGGTAAAAAGCCTTTTTATCAACTCAATAATCTATATGTTTACGAACTTAGATGTGAAAGATTTGAATATGAAGATGAAATTATTGATGTCCCCGAAGTTGATGCAACTGGAATTGAAATTAATGAATCAATAAAAGATCTTGGAAATGTTTATGCGATTCAGATGGTCGGAACTGCGGCAACTACTGCGGTAGCTACGGTTGGTTTTGCAACTACAAATCCAAATTCCAAGTCCGTACAGTACATTGATCTCATTAATGACGGATTTGGATATACTTTTGCACCTACGGTTTCTATATCTACTGCTCCAACTGGCGGTCAAACTGCAACCGCTGTTGCAATTATGACAAGTAGATCTACAAACCAAAAACTTGCAATTGATAAGATTCTTATTACAAATCCCGGATTTGGTTATACTTTACCACCAACGGTTACTATTTCTGGTGGTGGTGGAGGAGCTGGTGGCATTGCAACTGCAATAATCAATACAGGAGTCCTGGGAATTGTTGGGCTTTCTTCTGGTGGAGTTGGATATACTACAACACCACAAGTAACGATTCAGAGAGTCTTTATTCCGACTAGTGTCGGAGTATCTTCAAATATTAATAATGCACAGGCAGAGGCAGTAGTTAACTCTAATGGTCAAGTTGTCTCTGTTCGTTACTCCAATGCTGGTGCTGGGTATACATTCACCCCAACAATATCTTTCACAGATCCCACCGCAACTACTTTTGGCGATTATGATTATAATGAAGTTGTTACTGGTTCAAGAACTGGCACAACTGGATATGTAAGAGATTGGGATGCAACGAATAGAATACTCAAGGTTGCAATAGTTGATGGAGTTTTTGCAAGAGGTGAAGCTATAGTCGGAGTAGCTGCAAGTTATAAAGTTTCTACAGTTCAAACGAATGAATTCCAAGATCTCTATGCAGAAAATATTGAAATAGAAGAGGCTGCTGACCTAATTGTAGATTTCAGTCAAAAGAATCCATTTGGTGAATACTAAATAATTATTACACTACCAATACTTGTAATGATCTCAAATTATTTTTATCACGAAATATTGAGAAAGACGATTGTATCTTTCGGCACGTTGTTTAATGATATTAAAATTAAACATAAAGATAACGCAGGGGATGATTTTAGTATCCTAACTGTGCCGATTGCCTATGGTCCAGTACAAAAGTTCTTGGCAAGAATTGAACAAGTACCCGATCTCAAAAAGAGAGTAGCTATAACTCTCCCAAGAATGTCATTTGAAATGACAGGAATTCAATATGATCCTTCCAGAAAGTCTTCAACAATGCAGACTTTTAAATCAGTTGATAAGAATAATAATGGAGTGACAAATGTTTTCATGCCTGTCCCATATAATGTAAACTTCAAACTTTCAATTATGTCCAAATTGAATGAAGATGCTTTACAAATTGTAGAACAAATATTACCATATTTTCAACCACACTTAAATCTCACTGTTGACTTAGTATCAAGTATTGGGGAGAAACGAGATATCCCGATGATCCTTGAAAGAATTTCAATGGATGATCAATATGAAGGGGATTTTACTACGAGAAGAATTTTAATTTATACTCTAGAATTTACTGCAAAGACATATCTATTTGGTCCTGTTGGAAATGGAAATGACTCTCTGATTAAAGAGGTTCAAGTCGATTACTATACAAATACAAATAGAGTTAATGCTTCCAGACAACTCAGATATGTTGCTGAGCCAAGGGCTCTCAAAGATTATAATAGCGATGAAATTACAGTAATTGCAGAAGATATTACTGAAGATGTTACGGAGTTTAATGTATCTGATGCAACTGCATTGGTTGTTAATTCATACATTCAAATCGATGATGAGTCGATGTATATTCGTAAGATTACTGGAAATACTTTATTAGTCAATAGAGCACAAGATAATACTAGTATTGCAATCCATGCATCTGGAACTGCAGTAAATGTAATTAATGACGCAGATGACGAATTAATAGATTTAGATGATGATTTTGGATTTAGTGAATATCGTTACGACTATGGCGATGGTAAAGTTTACAGTACTACTAAAGGAATTGATGTATGAGTTTCGAAGATATTGATAAAGCTTTAGATATAGAACCAACAGAGATTAAATCCGAAATTGTAAAATCGGAAATTTCTCCAATCATAAAAAAAGAAGAATCAGATCAACTTCAAAAAGATTATGAATATTCTAGAGGACAACTTTATTCTATCATAGAAAAGGGTCAAGAAGCTATTAATGGTATTTTAGAACTCGCACAAGAATCTGATTCTCCTAGAGCATATGAGGTTGCTGGACAATTAATTAAAAACGTTGGCGATGTTACCGACAAACTAATCGATCTTCAGAAGAAGATGAAAGATATTAATCAAGAACAAAAAGGATCTGCGCCAACTAATGTAACTAACAATGCAGTATTTTTGGGATCTACTGCTGAACTTCAAAAGTTCTTGAAGAGTTCCATGAATCAGGATCTATCTAAATAAAATATAGGAAAGTATTTGCAAAATAATGGATAAACTCACCTTTAAGGAGTGGTCTATTCTCTCTGATCTGGAAACCATTGCTCCTCTTGGAGAAGACTTTGAGTTTTCTATGGCTCGTGGGGAACTAAAGACTGCAAAATCTGCTATTGAAAGATTGATGCGTCACCTCAAAGGTGAGGGAGATCTTGAAGCATGGGTTCAATCCAAGATCACTAAGGCATCTGAGTATCTTGATACAGTAGCTGACCACATGGATGGTGGCGAAGATGATACTGAGAAAAAGAAGGAAGTAAAAGAATCATTCAAGTCGTATAAGTCGGTAGAAGAAATCGCAAAAAAGCATAAAGTATCCCCATCAGTAATTGAAAAACAACTTGAGATGGGGATGAAAGTTGAACATGAACATACTACTGATAATCAAGTAGCAAAAGAGATTGCACTTCAACATCTTGACGAACTTCCAAACTACTATTCCAAACTAAAGAAAGTAGAAAAAGTAAAAGAAGAGTGGTCTGACAAATATAAGAAGTCAATTGATTGCGATAATCCAAAAGGATTTTCTCAGAGAGCTCATTGTCAAGGTCGTAAGAAAAAAATTGAAGAGATGATTTCTACCTCTTCGGTTACTGGTAGAAAATACAGAGATATTTCAAGTAAAGAAGATCAGGCCGAACTTGAAAAAGAAAGAGGTGAAAAAGAAGAATCAAAGAGAACTTCCGCAAAAAAGAGAAAGGAAGAGTTGACCTCTGAGAGACTGACAAAAGGTATTCGTTTCTACGATAAGAAAGGATCTGGTTATATTAAAGATGGAAAGAAAGTTTATGATGAATCTGCAAAACTAGATGAAAAGTGTTGGGATGGTTATAAACAGGTTGGAATGAAAAAGAAGGGAAAAAAAGTAGTTCCCAATTGTGTGAAGGAGGAATCTATTGATGAAAACAAGAGTGGTGATAGTTCTTTGCGTGACTGGTTTACTAAGAGTCGCGCTTCTGATGGCACCCCTGGTTGGGTTCAACTGGGTGGTAAATACGCAGGAAAACCCTGTGCAAAACAACCAGGACAAACCACAAAACCAAAGTGTGGTTCCAGCAAAATGAAGGCAGACCTCTCCGATAAGGAAGAGGAAAAAGCATTCCGTCGCAAGAATGAAGAAGACCCAAATCCCGACAGAGAGGGTAAGGCTAAGATGGTTGCGACTGAAGAGAAAGACGCATGTTACTCAAAGGTAAAATCTCGTTATAAGGTTTGGCCTTCTGCATATGCTTCTGGTGCATTAGTTAAGTGCCGTAAAGTTGGTGCAAAGAACTGGGGCAATAAAACTCAGAAAGAGGGTTATGAGTTTTCTAACTGGAGAGATGAATTCAGAGCAACTGAGTATGAATTTGTGGATATTGTTAAACCGGATCCAATCGTAACTGGAACTTCCATCCAGGAAATGAATGAAATGGTTAGATATTGCCCTAAGTGTAAG